GCCGACGAGATCGGGGTGGATCCGCTCTCCGATGAGCAGCTCGATGTGCTGGCCAAGGCCTACGTGGAAGACTTCGCGGCCCACCACATCGGGATCAGCCTGGCTCAAGTGCGGTCGGTTCTGCAGGACGCGATCACGGCCGGCGAGGATCCGGTGGCCGCGCTCGAGGCGCGGTTCGGCGAGTGGGAAGAGGTGCGGCCGAACGAGATCGCTGATATCGAGACGGTGCGCTCGGGAAACTCGATGGCCGTATCGCTCTTCGCTGCGGCTGGCGTAACACTGCTGCGGTGGCATGCTTTCGGGAAGAGCTGTCCCTATTGCTCGAGCATGGATGGTCGGGTTGTTGGGATCCAGCAAACGTTCCTTGGCGCTGGGTCCGAATTCCAGCCCGATGGGGCTGATCGGCCGATAGCATCGGAGTTCGACGTCAGGCATCCGCCGTTGCACAGCGGATGCGATTGCATGGTCATGGCGGAGGTCTGAATATGAGTGCGATCGCAGTTCATCACACCGAGACAGACGACGGCGCCTGGGATGGGCCGGCGAATGAAGCACGACTGAAGGTCGACGCCGGCGAGGTCTACTACAAATCGGCTTTCGCCTGGCAGGATCCGGACGGGGATCCGGAGACGAAGGCGGCCTATAAATTCATCAATCACGTGGTTGACAGTGACGGGGACGTCGGCGCCGCCAACGTGAAGGCCTGCCAGACCGGGATCGGTGTGCTCAATGGTGGAAGAGGCGGGGCGGACATTCCGGATGCCGATCGCCAAGGTGTCTACAGCCATCTGGCTGCTCACCTGAAGGACGCAGACGTCGAGCCTCCAGATCTCCGGGCGGGGCCCATGCCGGTTCGAGAGGAACGATCATTCTCGCTGCGGGAGATGCGCGTCATTGGAGATGATGGCCAGCGGAAGATCGTTGGCTATGCCGCGGTATTCGATCAGCTGAGCGTCGAGCTCTGGGGGTTCTACGAGAAGATCCAGCCGGGCGCCTTCACAAAGACGATTCAGGAGGCCGACGTCAGGGGCCTATGGAACCACGACTCGAACTATGTCCTAGGCCGGACGAAGAGCGGGACATTGACGCTGCGGGAGGATCCGATTGGCCTTGGGATAGAGATCTTGCCGCCCGACACGCAATGGGCTCGGGATCTCATGGTGACGATCGACCGCGGCGACGTCGACCAGATGAGCTTTGCGTTTCAGGTGATGCGCGACCACTGGGAGACAGTCGACGACAAGCTCGTCCGAACGCTGGAAGAGGTTGCTCTCTACGACGTCTCCCCAGTGACGTTTCCGGCCTATCCGCAGACTACGGTGCAAGTGCGGGAAGACCTGCGGACCTTTGGGGTACCGGTCGCCGAATTGCCAGAGTTCGTCAGATCGCTCGAGCGGATCGAGAAGGGAATGGCTACCAGGGACGATCTGCGGATGTTGCACGCTATCACAGATCGTGTTCAGAGCGAAGTCACCGCCGCGCCGGCTCAGGGGAGCCACCCGGCGGATGAAGATGCGGAAGGCAGGGTCGCGCGTGCGCGCCATGCCCTTCGCAGGCGTGTCTTGGAACTCCAACTCTTGAAGAAAGGACCAAAGTGATGAAGCAGAATGCACGGGAGCTTCGCTCCCAACGGGAAGCATTGATCGTGAACGCCGGCGATATGGTGAACGCCGCGGAAGGGGAGACCCGCGACTTCACGCAGGAAGAGCAGAATACGTATGACAGTCTGCTCAGCCAGGCCGAAGGCCTGCTGCAACGAGCCGAGCGGATCGAGACCCTCAGCGGGCTCGAGGGCAGCCTGGGCGCTCGCCAGGCGCCCGCGTTCAGCCGGATCCCCCGGGGAGACTCGGAGGTTCGGGCGATGGCGCACTACGTGCGCACCGGCGATACGGGCGGCGTCCGGGAGATGCTGGGGGAGTCCGACGACAAGGACGTCAAGGGCCCCGCGGTGGTTATCCATCTGCCGACTCGGTCGGAGATGCGCGCCGCCGTTGATAGCACGATGAACATCACGACCGCGGCCGATGGTGGCTCCGCGGTGCCGACCGGCTTCGCCGGCATGATCGCAGCCCGGCGGAATGAGATCCGGCTGGCCGAGAAGCTCGGTGTGCGGCCCGTTCCAGGGAAGGGGACCACGGTCAACTTCCCCTATGAGAACGCCGACCCAGTCGTGTTTGCTGCGACGGCAGAGCAGGCCGACGCTCATACGACCGTCTATGAGCGCGATGCAATGGTCCTCGGCAACAAGGCCTTCACGTTGGCCAAGAAGACCAAGAAAGTCGAGCTCACCGAAGAGCTGATGGACGATGAAGACGTCGGCTTGATGGAGGCGATCGCCGACTGGATCGGCCGGGCGATGGGGGTGACGCACAACACGCTCCTGCTGACCGAGGTCGCAGCGAGTGGGACAGCACTCAAGACGTTCGCTGCAGCCGCAGCGATCGCCGCAGGGGAGCCGGAGGACATCGTCTTCAACAGCGCGTTGGGCTTCTATCTGGACGACGCGGGGTCGGGCAAGTGGGTCATGCGCAATCCGACCTTCGGCGACATCGCCTCGATCACGGGCAATCCGCGACTCTATGCTCAGACGCCGGGCGGGGCGTTCGCCCATGAGATCCTGGGCTATCCCGTCTTCCTGTCGACGGCGGCTGCAGCCATCGCGGCATCAGCCAAGTCGGTGTATTTCGGCAACTGGTTCAGCGTTGGCTTCCGCGAGGAACCGGCGCTGCGCCTGATCCGAGATCCATACTCCGTCGATGGGCTCGTGATCCTGAAGTACTCGTTCCGCACGGTGTACGGCGTTCTGACGGCCGGCGGGATCGGGTATGGAGTTCATCCGAGCGCATGATCAGGGATGTCCTGATCTTCACGCCCGTACTCCGGCTCGAACCTGAGACGGTCAGGGAGCTGATGATGCTGGAGTGGGAGGGGCCTCTGTCCCTCCTGCTCCAGCGCGATAACCCGTCTGGAGATCGGGTGCAGGATCACCTGCACCAGTACCAGCGGGGCAGGGAGGCGTTCCTGCGAGGTCCGTATGAGGCAATGCTGGTCGTTGAGTCGGATATCGTGCCGCCGCCGGACACGTTGACCCGGCTGGCGGCGCTGGAATGCGACGTGGCCTACGGATGCACGGTGTTCCGAAACAAGGCCTGGTCGCATGTGGTGAACATCCTGGAGCGCTACCCTGGCCAAGCCCGCAACACCGGCGAGAGTCTCACGATCCGGGGCCTGTGGCAAGAAGCACTGCGCCAGGGCGTGATCGAATGCAGCGGATCCGGACTGGCGTGCGTCCTAATCCAACGTCACGTGCTCGAGGCCATCGACTTTCGCGTGGAGGACGGGACTTACTGCGACAACTGGTGGACCCGGGATGTCTACGAGGCGGGCTACAGCATGAAAGCGTCGACCCGTGTGCTCTGTGGGCACATCGATGAGGACGGCTCGGTGCTTTGGCCTGAGAGGGCGACGGCATGATGGGATCTGGCAGCACAGTTCTGATCCTCGGGGTGCAAGGCACGCTGGGGCACCGGCTGGCTCTCGATCTGCCTGGCCTCGGATATGAAGTTATGGGGACGTGCCGGCGTTCGCCAGTGGTGCTGACAGGCTACGGCCTGCAGAGATACTTCCAGGCCACCGATCGAGAGGCACTGGACAATCTGCTGCAGGACATGATGCCCGACGTCGTGGTGAACTGCATCGGATGGGTCCGCCAGCGGCCGGTCGAAGGTTGGTTGTCGGAGGCGATCCTCGTGAACGCCGTCCTGCCCCATTGGTTGTCGGAGACGTGCGGAGCCCTGGGGATCGGCCTCGTGCATATTTCGACGGACTGCGTCGGGGACGACGACTGGTATGGTGCCTCGAAGCGGCTCGGCGAGAACCTGGAGCACGGTGCAGTCCTGCGGACGTCGTTCATCGGGCATGAGCTCGAGCGGCGCCGGGGTCTCCTTGAGTGGATACTGTCTCAGCAAGGCGCAGTCGACGGTTACTACAATGTCCGATGGAGCGGGCTCACCACGAATGAGCTGGCGAGGGTAATCGGGGTCTATGTGATTCCGGCTCTGGATGGCTTAGCGGGCAAGGTTTGGAATGTCTGCGGCAGAGATATTAGCAAGTGGCAGCTTTTGCGGCGGATCAATGAGGTGTATGGCTGCGGCCTGGAGATCAGGCCCGCTCGAGAACCCTGGGCCGATCATCGGCTTGACGGTACCGAATTTCAAGCGGTGACTGGCTATGAGCCGCGGCCGTGGCAGCAGCTGCTCACCGAGATGAGGGAAGCCGAGGCCGTGAAGGCCTGAGAGGAGACAGAGATGAAGGTGATCGCGCTGAAAAGCTTCGTGGCAGAGATCGGCGGTCGCACCATCCACGCCGAGGAGGGCCAGGAGCTGGAGGTCGATCGGCAGGTCTACGCGGGGATTGCTGGTCTCGTCGAGAAAGTCAAAGCGAAGACCATCAAGCCCGCCGCGGAGGCCGCGGCGATCGAGCCGCCCGAGAACGAGGCGATGCCGCCGGCGACCAGGCGGAAGAAGAGCTGAGATCAGCGTGTATATTTTGGAGAATTCGCCCGGAGTGTTTGAGACGAGGCGAGTGCGATGAATCTCTATGTGAGCCCGGCAGAGATCAAAGACAACGCGCCGGACGCCATCCGTGCGGCGACGACGAAATACGACGACGTGCTGACTCGGATGGCCGGCAACGCGAGCCGGGACATCGACCGGTTCTGCCGGCGTGTCTTCTATCCCTGGTCCGGGGTGCGGTACTTCAATGGCAATGGGAAGAGAAGCCTGTGGATCGATGACGTGATCAGCATCTCGGAGCTCGCGTATTCCGACGATGACGGCGCGACCTACACCGTGCTCGCCGAAGCCGGCAACTGGATGCTGACCCGGGCGGGCGACCACAATCACCCGGGCAGCTATGACATGCTCGAGATCGACCCGAACGGCACGGAGATCGGGGTATGGCCGACCGGGAAGAAGAGCCTGAAACTCACCGGGATCTGGGCATACGCCGACGATCGTGCTCTGGCGTTTGAAGCGACGGGGCTGACAGTTGCAAATAACCCGCTTGGCGCTGGCGCAACATCCGTGACGGCGTCGGCTGATGCCACGGGCGATGACCAATTCAAAGTGTCGCCAGCAGTGGCCGCGGGGATGCTTGCTCGGATTGAGCTTGAATATCTCGAGTGCACCGATGTTGCCACCGTGACCCTGACGGTCTTGCGTGGACGAAACGGGACGACCGACGCGGCTCATGTGTTGGGGAAGGCGATCGAGGTCTGGCGGCCGCCGGAGCCTGTGAAGGAGGCTGCAGCCATCATGGCCGTGAGGCGTTTGCAAAGAGCCCTGCAGGGGTACGCGGATGCGTCGGCCGACGTCGACTTGGGCCGGCTGCGTTTCGTCCGGGGGATGGATCCCGAGGCGGAGCGCTTGCTCTGGAACTATCGAAAGCCGGGGCCCGTATGATTGGCTACGAGATGCAAGCCAAAGGTCTGAGCGAACAAGTGGCGAAACTGGACCGCTTCGACGCGTTTGCGAGCAAAGAGATGCGGCCCGCGATGCTTCAGAGCGTGAGAACGATCGGGGCGCACGCGCAGGAGAATGCGCCTGTCGGTCTTACGGGTGAGGTCGCCGGGAGCTTCCGGCACAAGGTTGGGCAATATGCTGGCAGCGCCGGCGACGTCTACGGCGTTGTTTCCAACCCGGTCTTCTACGCTCGGTTCCTCGAGTTCGGGACGGATCCGCATTGGCCTCCAAGTGGGCCAGGGAGCAAGATCGAGCAATGGGCGTCGGAGAACGGCATGGATGCCTTCCTGGCCGCCCGGAAAATCGCTCGGACGGGCGTGAAGGCACGGCGGTTCCTATTCAGGGGCTTTCGCGAGTCCCGGGAAGAGATCGATGGCTTCTTCGCCAGGGCGCTTGAGCGGATCGCCAACGCGCTGAAGGTCTGACATGACATTCCCACTTCTCGGAGAACGCTTCGTTTCACCAGGTTACGCCCGTAAGGTCCGGGCGATCTTTGGCTCGAGTCTTATCAGCTATCTTACGATGGGTGAGGGCAACGGCGTGGTCTCCTTTGACCGCTCAGGTCATGGTCGCCACGGCGCCTACATCGGCGTCACCCTCGGCCAGCCGGGCATGGGGGATGGGCGCACCTGTCCGTTGTTTGACGGCGTCAACGACTACGTCAACTGGTACTCGGCGGGGCTGGCGGCGGCGTTCAACGGGGCCGAGGGGACGCTGGGGCCTGTCTGGATCAAGGTGGCGAATGCGGGGGTGTGGACGGATGGCCTGAGACACGATGTAGTCACGCTTGGGGTTGATGGCAGCAATTATGTGAGCCTCTACAAGGACGCGAATAATTCCATGTATGCCGTGTATGCGGCAGGCGGGGTCTTCAAGGAGCGCAACTTCGGGGTTGGTACACCGATTACGTTTCAATGCGTGACTTTGACATGGCACAAGGCCGATGATGTGGCTATCGCCTATTTGAACGGCGCTCAGGTAGGAGCCACACTTACTGGACTAGGAACATGGTCTGGAGCACTCGTCTCTAGCAGAGTGGTAATTGGCGCTCTCAATACAACGCCACAGGTGCCCTGGTTCGGCAACATCCAGTACGTCCCGCTGGGCAACAGGGCGCTGACGCCCGCCGAAGTAGCTGCGCTGGCGGTGGTGTGATGGACTGGCACGGATATGTTTTATTGGAGAAGCCGGCGGCGATGCCACTGAACGCATGGCAGAATGCACTCAAGGGACTATTGTCTCCGCTGAATGGTTCTCCCGAGGACCCGCAGCCAGCCCGGAGACTGCACACGCGCACATCGCTGGACGGAACCAAGGTGATCGCCGAGGGAGTGTTCCCGGAAGGACGTCTGGATGCCATCGCCGTAAGTAAGGCGAAACAGACCCGCTGGGCCTTTGGCGGAAAGTGGATGGAGAGCGGGGATGCGTGCCGGGCGTATCTGGCCGCGAATGCGAATGAATGGGAAACAGAAGTACCATAAGGAGACGCAATGAACATCATACCGATAGGCCCGCATGATGATGGCAGGGTTATTTCGAGCGCGGTCAGTCTCAGTGCGCTAGCGCCTGTAGGTGCAAATCTACTGCTTATGCAGGCTCTGGACCAGAATGTGCGCTATACGCTGGATGGAACGACGCCGACGGCTAGCAAGGGATTTCAATTGGCTCAGGGAGATCCTCCAATTATCATACCGTTGACGGCAGAAACGACGGTCACAGTCATTCAGGAGGCGGCTACGGCTGATCTGCAATTCCAATTTGCCACGATAGGCGCGCTTATTTAGGCATCTGCTATGGCTTATGAGGATTGGGCTGCCACGCTGAAGACGAAGGTCGGTGAGCTCACGGGGCTGACTGGCGGCGCGCGTGACTATACCGATCTGCCGGCGACGCTTCAGGAGTTCCCCGTCGCCATCATTCTGCCGAACGACGGCGATCTCGACTACAGCTCGGGCGGGCCCAATATCGAGATGACCCGGATCAAGATCACGATCTATACCGCGGGCTCGATTCTGCCGGAGGCCATGAGCATCTGCGTGCCGTTTCTGGCTCTCGTACGAAACAAATTCGCGGCCGAGCTGACGCTCGATGGTCTTGTCGAATACATCCTGCCGACGAAACCGTGGTTCAGCGGGCCAGGCGTTCTGCGTTATGGTGACAAGGAAGGCCTCATTGGGATCGTCTTCAATTATCTCGTGAAAGAAAACGTGTCCGGAGACTTCACGGTCCAGGTCTAGGAGGCTGATCATGGCCAAGTACAAGTACGTGGGTAAGGGTCAAGGCGTCCCAGGCCTGGCGCACGAGGTCGACGAGGCCCAACTGACGCCGAAAGAGAAAGACCTCCTGCGGGAGGCAATCCAAGCCGGGAACTACGTGCCGGCGCCTGAACCGAAGAAACCAGGCGCGGCCAAGGAGGTCTAGCTGATGAGTGGTGAGAGGGCTCTTTCCAAGATCCAGTGGGGCAAGGAGAGTGCGGCGGCGCACGGCACAGCGGTGGCGGCCGACACGATCCTGGCCGGTGCAGAGATCGCCGCGATCAACCCAGACCGCAAGCCGAGCTATTACGATGATGCATTGGGCCTGCGGATGAGATCGACCCGGGCGGTCATCTATCAGTACCTGGCGCAGAACACGATCAAGCTGCCGGCGTGCTATTTCCAGGCGCTGCCGATGGTCTTGTCTTGCGGCATCAAGGGCAACGTGACGCCAGCGGAGCAAACGCCTTCCCAGGCTGACTATCTCTGGGATCACACGCCGTCACTGACAGCGACGAACGCTCCAGACTCGATCACCCTGGAGGCAGGCGACGACACGCAGGCCTACGAGCTCGAATACCTGATGTTCGAATCACTCAAGCTCGCCGGCCAGATCGCCCAGGGCGCCGAAGAATCGCCCGTTTCTCTGGAAGCGGCCTACTTCGCCCGGCAGGTGAGCCCGGTGAGTTTCACGGGCGGATTGTCGTTCCCGTCGATGGAGACGATGAATGCCAAGCTGTCGAGGTTCTATGTCGACACCACCTGGGCCGGTCGGGGGACGACAGAGAAGACGGGGACGATCCGGGCATGGGAGCTTGAACTCCTGACCGGCTTGCATCCGAAGTTTCTTGGTTCGGCGAACAAATACTTCGATGTCCACGGCGAGAACTTCATCGAAGTCATGTTGACATTGACGCTTGAGGGCAACGCCAATGCCGACGCGCTCTTCGATTACTACCGGGCCGGGACGAAGATCGCGCTCGGCATGAAGGTAAGCGGGGCACTCATCGGGACCGGCGTCGCCCACAGCCTGACCGCGAACCTCTGGGGGACATTCGAGCACGTGACCCCGCTATCTGAAGAGGCTGGCGGAAACAATTTGCACAAGGCGCTCTTCCATGCGCTCTACGATCCGACGGGCGCGCACGGAATCGAGGTCAAGGCCATCACGAACGTCGCAGCGATCTAGTGGGAGGATCCTATGCCGATTGAGATCCGGAAAGTCGTCCGGCCTCTGAAGCTATCCGAATTCGCCCAGGAATATGGCGACCAGGTCATCGAGGTCTGGGTCAACCCGCCGCGGGCGAAGCGCGCTGAGTATGCTCGGGCTGCGTTCTTGACTCGAACGGGCGTTGCCAGGCTTGATGCGCCGGTGACGGAGGAAACACCCGAGCTCGACGAAGAGACGCGGACAAAAATCGTGGCGCAAATTGCCGAAGGCAATGAGGGTGTCTTCGCCTACTTCGGCGAGCTGTGGTCGCAAGGCCCAGACGTTTCGAAGCATCTAACGTCCGCCCAGGTGAAGGACTTCGCCGTGCGCTGCATGGAAGAGGACCAAGCACTCTGGTCTTTCATGGTGAACCGGACGCTGGCTCTCATCGAGGAGCATCGGGTCGGCGAAAAAAAAGGCTAACGGAGGAGCTCCTGGCCCTATCGATGGGTAAGGGCACGACATGGGAGCCCCTCCAGAATGTCATCCTGGCCAGGAAGCTCAACGCAGCCCTGGGGGGGGCGGTCGTCGGACCCTGGGATGTCGATCGTTTGGATGATGCAACGCTTGACGTCGTGCTTGGCTATTCGGAGGGCTTCCCGGCGCTATTGGCTGGCCAGCGTAAGGTCGAGGCCGACCTCCAGAAATGGCGCATGAGCCATCCGACGTTCAAGGATCGTGAGTCGCGGATGAAGGTGCATTGATGGCGCAGAGCATTCTCGAGCTGGTCCTGAACACGATCAAAAAAGGCACCGGGGCCAAGGAGGCCAAGAAAGAGCTCGACGGGGTTACGAGCTCGATCAAAAGCCTGGCGGCCGGCGCAGGCCTGGCGCTTGGCGCCGGCGGTGCCGTCTTCATGCTCGGCAAGTTTCTAAAGGATTCTGTCGCGCAGGCCGCCGAGGCACAGAAGGCTCATGCTCAGCTCGAGGCGGTGATCCGATCGACAGGCGGCGCAGCGGGTGTCACGGCCAGAGAGGTTGAGGATCTGGCGACGTCGCTCGCCCGGATGACGGCCTATGACGACGAGGCAATTGTCTCGGCCGGCAGCCTTCTTCTGACGTTCAAGCAGATCGGCAGCAGTGTTTTACCGGAGGCCACCCAGGCCATCCTTGATATGTCGACGGCGATGGGCACTGATCTCAAGTCGAGCGCCATCATGATCGGCAAGGCACTGAACGATCCGCGCATCGGTCTGACGGCGCTGCAGCGCGCCGGCGTGACTTTCACTAAGGGTCAGCGGGATCTGATCCAGTCGTTCCTGGATGCTGGTGACGCCGCCGGCGCACAGGCAGTGATCCTTCGGGAGCTCAATAGCGAATTCGGCGGATCCGCTGCAGCGGCGCTCGATACCTACTCTGGGAAGCTCAAGCAACTATCTAATGACTTTGGCAATCTTCAGGAGCATCTGGGCAGCGCGCTGATCCCGACGCTCCAGGACGTTGTGGCTTGGGTCGACTACGACGCGCAGGCCTGGGACATGCTCGGTGGCGTCAATCTTCGGAGATATGGGGAGTTCGTCAAGATACGTGAGGAATTGATCCGTCAAGCCGAAGCGATGGAGCATCTCAACGCTGTGCACGCGGCATTCCGCGTCAGGGATCAACTGACAGCAGAGGGCATGCGAGATATGGCCGAGGCCGTGGCCACAACCACCCAGACTCTTGTGGAGGCGATGGCGGCCGGCAAGGGCGCATTCGTACCGATCGATTTCTCATTACCGGATCCAGCTGCCGAGTTCACCAAGATCCAGGACTATCTCAATAGCGTTGCCAGTGGTGAGGCGGCGGGCGGCAAGCTCACGGCCATGATCTACCTGGCATTGCAGCAGGGTCAGCTTGCCCCAGAGACAGCGGCTGACATTCAGAAGCAGATTGGCGTCACAAGCGCCGACCTGGCCTTCAAGGCGGGCGAGATTGACGCGGGGGAACTTCAGACCCAATTGACGGAAATCTACGGCATGCCGGCGGACGCGGCGAAGGTCCATGTCAAGGACGTGATGAGCACGACCGCCGACGAACTCAAAGATCAATTGGACACTCTGGGTGTTCATCTCGCGACGACACTCCAAAGCGTCAACCCCGTTCTGAAGAAGGCCATGCAGCCCATCTTTGATGCTGCGGCTGCTTATAAAGGTATTACCGATAAGGAGATCACGATCACGGTAACTTGGGAGAACGAAGGCGCTCCTGGCGGACAACACGGTCTCGACATGATGGTGCCGCAGCAAGTCAAAGGCGATACGTTCCCGGTTTTCGCAACCGGGGGGGAGCGCGTGATCATCCAGACACAGGCGCAGCAGGCCGCGGGCGTGACGGTCGCTGGCCCGGCGCCGGGTGCGGGGGGCGGCGCTGGTGTGAGCATCGGGAACATCAACGTGAACAACGGCACCGACGAGCGTGCGCTGCTGGCCATGATCCGGAGGCTATCCTCTTGAGCCGCACTTTCCAGGTCACCGATGGCACGACGACAATCTCCCTTCTCAGTATCACGGGGATCATCCCGCCGCGCGGCGGCTTCGGCGGCCCTCAGCTCGATCGAGCCAATTTGACGGCGGATCCACTGTCTGGTGGGGAGATAGCGGAGAGCTTCAGGCTCAACATCATCGGCGCCAGCCATGACGATGCCGCCAGTCAAATCCGGGCCCTGGTCAATCTCCTGCGCAAGGGCGAGCTCTACTGGAGCACCGGCTTCCAGACCACGCCGGTGTATCTCGTGCAGCAGGCTACGAATGAGACCAATCCGCGATACGCTCTGGTGAAGGAATGCCCGGAGCTCCGGTGGGTCGACATTTTTAATCATCCTTTCGAGATCGACAAGTATGTCGAGAACTTTGGCCTGACGATCATCCGTGAGCATCCGTGGCGCTCAGGGATCCCCGGCACGCTGCCGACCGCATTGACTCTGACGAAGACCGATGGGCCGGCGAATGGGAACGAGATGGATGTTGGAAATCTGAGGACCGGTCTTCCCCTCTCCCATATCTATAACTATGACGCTTCGCTCACGAGCTTCTCGGCCAACCAAGTGGCGGCGACCGGGATTACCCTGTGGTCCGTCTCCGGAGCAACGCCAGCCGCGGGGGACATCGTCTACATCGGGACGAATTCGGATTTCGGGCTGCGCCATTTCGTGATCGACATTGCTACGGCCGGCGTCTACACGGCCGACGTCCGGATCCAGGCCTACATCAGCGGGGCTTGGACCGATCTAGTGGCGGGATCGGGGTACACGATTTTCCCCTTGGGGACGCCCTCGGTTCTGTTCAAGTCCGTCGGGCGCTGGGTGATCAGTGTCGAGCCCGGGGCCAACTGGCAGACGGTGGCCATCAATGGGCAAACGATCTACTGGATCCGACTTCTGCTCAATTCCGTCACGGGTTGGACGACGACACCGGTCAGCCACGGGACCTATGTACCCTATGCGCAGAGGAAGAATTACATCGAGATCCCTAGCTCGGGGATCGGCGGCGATTTCCCCCCGAAGCTCCTCTTGAGGCTTCAGGCTCCTACTGGAGGGACCACATCCCCGGCAATGGGAACGCCCTCCAAGATCATTATGGGGGCCAAGAGTCGCGGTTTGACAAACTTCGACTCGTACTTTGGTCTAACGGGCTATCTTCCCCCTGGTTGGGCCGGGGGCTATGGGACGGATGCGGCTGGATCATACGATCCCTCCGGTCCGCCAGAGGGATTTATAGCCAGCGTCTCATTCGCCACGGATTCGACAATGGTGGCTCGGATGACTCTCACGGGCACGGCTCATCTTGCCGAATGGGTCGGCCGCTACAACGTCTATCTCTTGGCTCAACAAATCGGTGGGGCCGCGGGCGATACACAAGTTAGGCTGAGGACGATGATTGGCGGGAGTTCGGATGGATACCCATCCGTCTCTACACAGACAATCAAGCTTCAGGCGCACGATGCAGGATACGAAGTCATTGATCTGGGTGTAGTGCGGATCCCCTTTGGGGAGATCATTGCCAGTGATAGCCTTGCGACGGATCTGGTCCTTCAGGTCCTGGCTGAGCGGATCACTGGCTCGGCGACGTTGCGGCTTGCAGCGCTCATTATGATGCCAGTCGACGAGTGGGCCTGCGAGATCGAGGATCCGCTGTCTAACCTCACGACAGGCTCCTCTGCCCTGCGCGGTTCAACGGCTCTGGATATCGATGGCGGCATCCTGCGCAATCGCACGCTGAAACAACTGATCAGCGGCTCCACCTTCTACCCCGCCGAGACGTGGAACCGGGACGGGCCGCCTCCCACGATCGAGCCAGCCAAGCAGGCCCGGATCTATTTCCTGATGATGCACTATCCCTCCGCGTGGGGAACCGGCCCGATGATGGCTCCAGCCGGGATGCATCTGGCCGTGAAAGTCTACAGTCATGATCTCTACAATACCCTGCGAGGGAGCGACTGATGGACGTCTACAGGCTTCAGAATGTCGTGCTCTCCTATGAGCAACAGCGTATCCGAGCGGAGGCTGATCTGGTGAAATCCACCAACGGAGAGCCGCCCTTCACAACGGTCCAGCACATCAATCCGCTTGTGGATGTCCAAAAGGATCCAAAGGATATCGCCAAGCAAATCCAGTCCTTTGCGGCTGAGGTAGCGCGCAATGATGCCTTGACGAGCGACATCCTTTTGGAGGCCGAGGCCTTGCTGGAAGGCGCGGAGGTGAAGCTGAAGTGGGCTTCTCCGGCACTGTCGTCATAAGTCAGAACCCGGTCACCTCTTGGGAGAGATACAGCGAGACCTTCGGGCCGGATCGCGTCCAAGGTCTGAGACTCGAGAAGCGCGCCGACGAGGGTTATTACCGCTGCCGTTTCAGGCTCCTCGGCGATCGAGTGTTCCTCTCAGAGATGCTCCTGCGCGGGCTTATGCGCGACGTGAAGGCTACGAACAATTGGGGCAAACCCATCTGGGAAGGATTCGTCTTCGAGATGGTCCTGGAGACCGGAGGCGCCGAGATCCGGATCTCTCTGCGGGAGCTGTGGAACAAGATCCACCTTCGATACAGGTTGACGGGAACAACGACGACAGTCCGCTCTACGGTGATGGAAGATGCAGAGTCACAAGCTCGTTTCAATATCAAACAGTACGTCCTGACTGGCGGTGAACTCGAAAGCGTGGCGGTAGCGGATCAAGTTGCGCAGGCCTTCCTGGATCTGCACAAGTGGCCCAAGCCGACTCCTTCTCGGATCAGCATCGGGGGGAGCCGTAGATCATCGGCGGGCGGCTCCTATATCGATGTCGAGGCCCACGGCTACATGGATACGCTGAACTGGCAGGTGTACAACCAGACCGTTCTCACCGGCAATCAGGGAGTGAGCGCGCAGGTCGGCGACATCATCGCGGCCGTAGGGCCGTTCGTGGCTTCGACTGAAATCGAGACGAATCCGACGCTCGTCACGAAGGTCTACGATCAGGATCGCTTCGCCGGCGACCTGGTGAAGGATCTTGCCAGGCTGGGCGACGGGAGCTACCGGCGCTTCATCTGCTACATGACGAGCGGAAGGAAGCTTGTCTTCGCCGCGGCGACGCCGCCGACGTTGAGGATCTAACTTGGCCATTCCGTTCGACTCTAAGGCTGAGGGAAGCGCATCGGCAGGGACGGGTCTGACCATCGCGTTCACGGCCCCGAGCGGCGAGAACCGGGTGGTCTTGGCTTACCTCGGCACGGAGGGCAGACCTGTCAGTTGTACGGCCACATACGGCGGCCTGGCCATGACTGAGTTTGTCCATATCCAGAGTGGGACAGGAGCTTCCGATGCACAGCTCTGGGGCTTCTACCTGGTCAATCCGCCAGTCGGCGCGAACAATCTCGTCTTCACCTTGAATACTGCAGCGCAGAAAACGGGCTCGATCCTCTGCTACACCGGAGTCGATGTGCTGAACCCGATCGGGACGCCGGTAACGGCCACGCAATCCTCGGGTACTACGCCGAGTGTGGCTGTGACTTCTCAGGCAGATTGGCTCATCGTCGATGCTCTTACAGTCAACAACCAAACCATGACGGTGGGCGCTGGCCAAACACAACGTGTCAATCTAAAGCCGGGATGGTGGACGATCGCCAACTCGGAAGAGGCTGGCGCCGGCACCGTCACGATGTCCTGGACCCTTGGGGGGACAGCCCAGGCGTGTCTTGTCAGTGTTCCGCTCATCCCGGCTCGGCTCGAGCAGGGCCGGGCGATCTCTTACTTCTTTGACGTGTGGGATCCGGAGCAGCGTGTTCTCGACGAATGGGGTGCCCGAGTGGAGCCGTGGGACGTCCTGCCCGATCGGTGGATGGCCGTGATGGGTTGGCTCCTTCCGACCTCGCGGACCTACGACACGTTTGTCGAGGATCCTCGGCTTATTTATATCGAGGCTTCGGAATACGACGACGCGAGTGGCCAACTGGCGATCACAGCGAGCCGAGGCGAGCTGTCGGGTGTCATCCTCGCCAGGGCATCTCAGGGGAGCAATGTCTGATGGTGGATGACGGCGGCGTAGGCGCTAGTAGTGATGGATGGAGCTATTCGTGGATCAAAGACAGCGTTGTTGCCACGTCGATGAATGATGGCGATGGCGGCGCCGGCGTGCAGGGAGCCGGCGAGCGGCGAGAGATCGATGGAAACATCACAGACGTTGGCCCCGTGATCGGGCCCTATTCGGGCGAGGTCTACGCGTTCATTCGGATCCGAGGGAGCTGAGACGTGAGGAAAATTCCAAGTGGCAAAGGGATGTTTATTTGGATGGTCTCGGAATCGGCGCATGGCAGCCTGATCGATCTGGCGGCACGCGCACAAGAGGCGGGTCTCTCTTGGGTGGCGATCAAAACGCAGAACGGCGGGCGGTTGTTTCAGGAGGCCCTGGCCCAAGGTGCGGTCGATGCGTTCCGCGCCATCGGCGTCGACGTCTGGGGCTGGGGCTATCTCGGTGGTGCGCCATCGCTCCGGACCTGGGGCACCGCGGCGGACGAGGCCCGGGCAACCGTGGAGACCATGCGCCGTTTAGGGCTGAGTGGGTTCATCATCGATGCCGAGAGCGAATACAAGCGGGCGGGCTCTGATGGGCGGGCAAAGACCTACATCGCTGGCGTGCGCTCGACCTTGCCGGATCTCTCGCTTGGCTTCTGTTCGTTCCGGTTCCCGCGGCTGCATCCCGAGATCCCCTGGAGTACGTTCCTCGGCGCGTGCGACTTTCACATGCCGCAGGTCTATTGGCAGGCGGCGCACAACCCGCGCGAGCAGCTCATCGAATCTCGAAGGCAGCTCTTGGCGCTGAAGGATCTCCCTTACATCCCGGTGGGGTCGGCCTATGCAGAGCACGGTTGGGCCCCGACGATCCAGGAACTCGATGTCTTCGACCAGACCGCACGCGATATCCGGCTTCCGGGGATCACCTGGTGGTCCTGGCAGGCGCTCGATAATCACCCGGACTGGTGGGCCGCAATCGCTGCGCATCAATGGGTGCCGCCCGGGCCGCCAGCTCCGGTGCCGTTCTCGAAACTCCCCGAGGCCAAACGGTGGGAGCTCGTCGAGCGTGGCTTGAAACAGCAAGATATCTTAGACGCCGACGGCGTCCCGGTTGAGGTGTGATGATCATGCCGCCGAGCGATCAGAAGATGTTTTTCGAGAGCATTCAGGATATCCAGAAGACCATCGGTGCGCGGTTCGACCATGTGGTTGACAAACTCGACGCAGTCAAGAGCGACGTCGCCAGCCTCTCGCGAGAGCTGGGGGAGGTGAACACCATGACGAAGCTCAACAATGACGTGCTCATTCGGCATGCCGACGAGATCGACGATCTCAACAAGCGCGACCGCGGCGTGATGGCGATCGCCACGGCGTTGGGCGGCGCCATAGGTGTGGCGGTATCCTGGGCATTGATGGTGATTACGGGGCGACCTCGATGACCGCTGCTGCCACATCCCGGGTCTGGGCGATGCCAATCGGTGTGGCCTGGCCCGACATACAGGAGGCCATACGGGACGATTGGGAGCTCGGGCGGCCGGAACGGGTCTCAAGGATCGATCCCGGGCGCCGGGGCGACCTGCCGATGGGCGTGATTGAGACCGTCGGTGGCTACGAGGGGCTGGTGCTGCTCACGGATCATACGGGCCTTCCGTATGGGGACTATCGGTCGATCAGCAGAAACAGCGGCGGTACCTATCGCCAAGTTTATGCCAGAGTGGCTAGCGGGGAGATCTCAGCCGTGGGGAAGTTACGCCGAGAGCGGGCCAGGGCTGAATGAGCGACCAGGATAGGGGGCGGGCAGGGGTGTACAGCGAACTGTACGCGGCCCAGAAGCGCTTGGCTGCTCTGCATGGGGTAGACGGGCTTTCGTGGCGTAAGATCGCCCAGCTGGACCCGTTCAGAGGTATTTCGCCGGCGACGCTTTCGGCGGTGGCCAGGGGTAGGGATCCGCGGCGATCGCCGCAGGTGCGTGAGAGATTGGGACTTCCGTCATCCGATGCTTTTGTGGAGGTGCTGAGCGTCTCGGGGCAGGGCGTGGCGCCCGGGAGTTCTGTCCTGGGACCGAGCCGACAGTGCGTTCGGTGCAATGCCTCGTTTGTTTCGAACCATCCCCGCCGGCGGCGGTGTTTCGCCTGCTCGCCGGCGAAGGCTACTTGCTCTTAGCCCGGCTGCGGCGCGTCGCCAGGAAGATCACGATCGCTCCGAGGACGATTGCCCCCGCACAGATAGCTCCCAAGATGATGGCGATTTCGGTCGGTCCGATTCGGAATGGCATGGCGATCCTCCCTTGGTGATCCTACTCAACTGACTAGCGGGCCGATCATGATCGGCAGATCAAGCCAAACGCCAAAGTTTGGGAGCCCTCTTCGATCCTCGCTCGTCCCGACAATCTTTGCGCGGCACCATGTAGCCTTTCCGGTCAGCCCGGCTTCGGCGAGGCGAGTCCGGAACTGGGCCGCATTCTCGCGGCTCAGATATCCGACCGGCTTGCCCCTGACGTCGACGCGGACGGCATTGCTGTCGCGGGGGTTTTCGTCCTCTAGCACGAGGACGCCCCCGACGTGAGTGGGTTTCCAGTCTCGCTGCTGTTTCCCTACGATAGAGGCGATGTTGTCTTGATAGAACGATTCGCCGACGATCGGTAGCAAGAACATATCGGGGCCTTTCAGTTGAAGCGGCTTGCTCCTCATGACAATGCTCCCTGGTGTAGGTTCAGATATCGTAGCACGATCAGCGCCCCTTGCCAATTTCGGGCGGAAACGATCGCCCGGGCGCCGGCCGGGTGTAGGCTGTTCCGGATGACCATCAGGTGCAGCAGTGCTACGATGCGCTCCTGGCCGACCCGGGTGCAAGGCCATCGCTTCATGAGCTACCTCGCAGCCGGTACGGTCTCGGCCCGGGCGAAGCGTAGCTGGGCGGCCGGCACTTTCAAGCCGAACTCGCTTTCGCCGCGCCCGTAATCGCGGAGCGCATTCAGGTATGCTAGGCACAGCCAAAGCGGGTCGCCGCCGAGGACCTCGGCCGCCTGCACTAGGCCATCGATCGCCGAATTCCTCCAAAACGTATCCGCGTAAAGCTGCCGGGCGACGCCTTGTCCGACTGCTCTCACAACCTCTTGAGCCTCCAGGGCTGTCATTTTCGCCATCTTTCCTGCCTCCAAACATATTCAGCCACATTATAAACCAGCTTTACAGGACGTGTCAATGGGGTTTCGAAGGCCTCTTGACAGGACGGTGGTACCGGGTGTACAGTGGCGACATGAGCGGAGAGGATCTGATGACGCAAGGGAGCGTGCGCCTGCGCGTTCCCGAGCTGCTGAAAGAGCGTGGTTGGTCGATCTCCGAATTGATGCGGAGGTCGGGGCTTTCCTATCCGACGGTGCTGCGGCTCGCCAAGCAGGCCGGCGGTGAGGCGGCCCCCGTTTCCCTGGAAACGGCGCTGGCCATAGCCCGGGCGTTTGAGATCCCGCTCGACGATCTGATCGAGAAAGCCGGCAGCTAGGGGACGACAAAACCCCCCGAGAGTACCATCCCGGAGGGCCTTGTCGAGCCGCTAGACTGTGACTGCGGATCCGTCGCCGAGCTCTGGTAGGGGCGGGCGACGGGGAACCTTACCAACAGACGGACTGATAGATCCAAGGCTGGGGGTAGTAGCTCCCGAGCTTGGGCAACGTCGTGCCTATTTCGTTCAACCCCGGATTCCCATGATTCGATCTGTTGGAGCCCAGGCGCGGAAATCCTCGGCAGACAGCGCCCGGGAATAACGCTCGACCATGTCGAGATCCCGCCAGGCGCCGGCGACCTGCACGAGGCGGGTCGGGGCTCCGCCTTTCAGTGCCAGGGTAGCGAACGTGCGCCTCAAGGCGTGGGGCGAAAACCGGCGGATGCCGGCACGCTCGCTCCAGCGATAGCACATCGCTCGCAGGCCGATCCGGGTGAACCTCCATCCGGCATCCCTCCCCCGTAAGCCTACGTAGACCACTTGGCAGCTCAGCGGGGCAATCCAATACCTGCACGAGAGCCAGGCCTCGAGACAGGCCGCGGTGTACTCGCCGTAAACCCGGTAGCTCCAATCCCCGCCCTTCACCTTCACCGATAGCACGCGCTTGTCCCTCTCGAGACGATCCATCTGTAGGCGGCAGACCTCGCTGCTGCGAAGCCCGGTGTCTAGCATCAGTGTCAGGATGCTGAGATCCCGGACGCCGCCGGCGGTTGAAGTGTCTATCGCAGCGAGGAGCTGCTTGACCTCGGCCTCGCTGAGGGTACGGCCCATCGGCGGCAACCTGCGCCGCACTCGGATCCCGCGGGTAGGCGATGCCGCCTCGCCGACCGTGAACTGGTAGAAGGCCTTGAGTGCGCAGACTGCATTGTGCCGGCTCGAGGCTGACCACTTTTCGTGGCCATCAAGCCAGGCCCGAATACTTTCGGTTGTGGCCTGGCGGTAGGGGAGATCCCTCTTCCTCAGCCAGCTCTCGAAGTCGATCAGGTGATATCGGTAGAGTCTCTGGGTCTCGGCGGACCAATCCCGGGCGCTCATCAGTTGTTCAATCGCTGCTCTCATTGCTGTCCCCTTGTCGTTCGTCTCTCTCGCCCTGTCCACCAGGCCCCCCATGAGCTGGCGGCGTTCGCAGAGCTCAGTCCTGGTGGCTGGGGCGAGGCGGATGAATGGCGACATCCGTTCTCTCCTCCTTTGGACGGGGGAGAGGGTGGCGCAGCCCTCTCCCCCACTCCTCATGCTAAGGGGGAACCCGTCGCCTGTCACAGACTTCGGAGGATCGCGCCATGCAGAAGCTCGTTCGCCTCGCCTTATTCGCCACTCTTCTTGTCTTGGTTCTGGATGTGATCATCGCCATCGCTGTCCTTGGAGGAGCCGGATGCTTACCTTAGCTGCCACCGTCACGATCGCTGTCCTCTCGATGTTCATTGCCTACGTCCTCGGCCGTGTAAGCCAATGGATCGCCGACACAGTGCAACCGAAAAGCCGGGTGCCCTATTGGCTGCGTGGAGGTCTCGACGACCTGTCGGCGATCGATACCGACGTCCTGCTGTGGATCCGGGACGCGTTGATGATCGTCGAAGGACGTCTTCAGGACCAACACCGCTTGGTTGGGCAGATTCGTAGGGGCGATTACGACCAGGAGCAAGCCGCCGCCCCCAGGCGCGAGCGCGCCGGCAGCCGAGGCGATTCTCGCGCCGCTGACCTCGGCGAACAATAGCCAAGATGGACCAGATGCCTCAGACTTCACAAGCCAGTGCCGCGCCGGTTCAGCCTGTTCACGATGTGCCCTTCGAGCTCCGAGAGATGGTCAAGCGCGTCCTGCTCGGCCATGTTGGGGAGGCCAACCCGATCCGGCGTGAGCAGCTCGCCCATGAAGTTGTCGGCCGGCTCGGTCTTGGATCGGAGGCCCCCAGCGACATGGATCGCAGGTGCCGACGGGCGGTGGAGTGGCTGAGGCGGAACGATCGGATGGGCGCGCTCATCGCCTCCGTAGCCAGCCCTGCCGGCTACTGGATCGTTGGCTCTGCCGAGGAGCTCGAGCGATCGCTGGCGCAGCGTGAGCGGGCGGCCAAGACGGCGCTGCAGACGTGCTCGCTCCAGAGGCAGCGCGGCCTCGAAGCGCTTAAGGCCCTGCCGCTCGAGCAGGGGCAGTTGTTCCCGACGTCGGGGAGCCGACGGACCGGCCCGCATGATTTCTGATCATTGGAGGATTGGCATGGATAGGATCACGGTCGATGTACCGGAGGCTGTGTTCACGGAAGTCCCCGAGGCGCTGACCATCCGCGAGCGGGAGGATATCTTCGACGCGATCGACGAAGGCTACGACATCGACGATATCGCGCTCGCTCGGATGCGGGATGAGGCACGAACCCCGGAAGGCCTGATGCAAGCGCTCGCGGGCGTGACCAGGTTTGCCGTCTACAAGGGCGGATGGACGCAGGTCATCGGACGCGAGGCAAGAGGAGCTGGATATCTCAGCGAGAGAGCTGGCTACGTCAAGGATGCGGAAGGTTTGAGGCATCGGCACGACCTAGCCGTGGAGCGTTGCACGCTCCTGATGATCAAGGCGTTGGTTGATAAGGCCAATGACGGCGCCGACTGGGCGGCCCTGTTCAAGGATGTATCGAGGCGCATTCTCGCCGGCGTTCGTGAACGGCTGGAACGCCCGCAGAAGAAAGCGGCCTGATGGAACGCGGTGGCCACCTGAGCGCTGATAACCAATGATCGAGTGCCGCCGCGCTCTATCGGCCGTTGCGGATGGGGAAGACCACGTGAGGCCTGATAACCACGAGTGCGCTGTCTTCCCCATCCTCGGAGGCGGAAACGAATGAGCGAAATGCCGGAATGCCCGAAGCGATTCAAGGGGGAAGCAAGGAAAGAGTGGGACCGAATGGTGAAGGTTCTATCTGAGCATGGCATGTTGAAGGAGATCGATCTTACGGCGCTGGCGGCTTATTGCCGAGCATGGGCCCGCTGGTTGAGGGCCGAACGGAAACTGAGCACGGGGGGACGGCCGATTAGGAAATGATAACCGTCACTTATTTGCCGCCCTCCCGCTGGCCACGGACGATCGAGGCCACGTCTGAGCAGATTGCGCGCGTCGTATGCAAATGCGTTGTTGCTTCGATCGTCCCTGGCCGGAGCTGAAGCGGGGACCTCGCGAGCGGTGGTAACCATAGTTGAGCTGTCCCCGCTTCAGCTCGGAGGAGGAAGCGAATGACGCACGAGATCAACATCTACCCAAAGCTCCGGAATGCCTGTCGCCAGGAGACCGCACTCAAAGACATACGGAAGGCGGCGAAGACACGGATCGCCAACGAGGATCAGTACGCTTCGGCCAGCGATCGTTGGATCGCGGGCGGGGGCATGGACGAGGGCGTCAAGCTTGCGACAAGGGATGTGGCACGCTTTGCACGCGAAGAGATCCCCGAGAAGTGGCACATGTGGCTTGACAGCATGCCGGGCTTCCCGTCGTTGATCCTGTATCGAATCCTGGCCGAGCTGGGGGGGGCGATTGCTCTAGCACCAGGTCCGCAATCGTTGAGGCACTTCTGTGGGATCTTCCCGCAGGACGGCAAGGCTGTTCGCATGGCCCGGGGCCAGAAGTGCACTTACAGCCCGGTGATCAAGATGCTGTTCCTCGCGCCGGCGCAGAATGGCCTGATGACGCAGATCCGCATGCACATGGTCGTGCCGTGGGTGATGATCCTGGAGCATCACAAGACTTATCTTGCGGCCCGCGACGATCCTCCGAAGCCTCCGTGGTGGCGCGAGGCAACAGCCAGGCGCTATACCGCTCAGCGAATCATCAACGAGATGTGGGAGGTCGAGCATCTGGGCAAACCGAGGCAATGGCTGGACGAGGCGGTGCAGCCCGACCTCCGTCTGAACTTCCCCTGTGTCCTTATAGAGACGTCATCATGACCGACGTCGGCGGCTTTCCCCCGGGAAAAATCGACACGTCTGAGTATGACGAGGTTCCTCCCAGTCCGCTCTACCTAGCTGGCGAGCGTCGCTGCGCCTTCGGCAATCCGGCCTGGCTGTTCGGCGACTTCGTCATGCTCATGGCGACGATCGTCGTCGTGGCCTGCATTGTGGCCTTCGCATTGTGGGCGTTGGCATGAACACGGACTTCAAGCCCCTCAGTGTGAGCGAAGCCGTCGGGATCCTGGAGGTCTACTCAGTCTACGAGGAGCCGCGCTATGGCTTGCCTGTCCGCCGGCCGGGCACTCGTTCCCTGGTCATCCGGCCCTACCTGGCGACCGCCGAGGATTGGCTGATCTGGGAGGGCTTCACGGCGATCGGCTGCAGGTTCCCGTGCGGCGGGGAGATCAACGCATGAGCGAGATTGAAGTGCCTCGGCCATTCGTTGTTGACCTGCTCATGAATATCGGATGGAGCGAGGAGACTGCTCGGTTGCTGTTTGAACATGCGCTTGATAACAACGAAAATGGCCAGATGGTCCGGAGAATTGTCCGACGAACCCTTGGTCTACCAAGTTCGCCCGTATCGAGGAGGACGAAACTATCGCCTCAGCTCCGCGTTCGAGTCTTCGAACATGATAGCTTTAAATGCCAGTCATGCGACAACTTGTCGGCCTTGACGATAGATCACATCACCCCGGTTTCGAAGGGCGGATCAGACGAGCCGGAAAACCTTCAGACGCTTTGCATGCCATGCAATCGAGCCAAGGGCGTCTCATGAGCACAACCGCGCTCAGTCTAGTCTTTGAGAATAGCAAACAAGACGGCAGCGCGATGCTCATCATGGTGGCGATTGCCGACAGCATCAATCGGGAAACACGGTCCACGTTCCTTTCGCTGGACTACTTGGCCAAAAAGGCGCGCGTCGGTAGGCGCACGCTATTGGATCATTTGCCGGATCTTGAAAAGTCGGGCGAACTCACGATTGACCACGGAGCTGGTCCCCGAGGGTGCAATATCTATTCGCTTGGGCCGTTTTATCGATGGGGTGCGGATTTCGCACTCCCCCCCGCAATTGTGGAGGAGGCGCTTGTTGCTCCCGCCACATCTGGCGGGAGTGCGGGTGGCGCACCCGTGCGAAGTGCATACGCAGTTTCGCACCCATACCTCTTAGTACCTTCTCTTGATCTTGGCCCTGAAGAACCAATGGTAATAGACGGTAAGGGTGCGAATTCTGCACTTGGGTCTGCACCCCTTTCGGATGAATCACGATGGGCTCGGGCCCTTGAAGAGCTGAAACGAACCATCTCCCGGTCGGTCTTCGTGACATTCATTGAGCGGACCCAGGTTGTCTCTCTTGTTGATGGGATCGCAACAATCGCATGCGTCGGGGAGGATCGGCAGTCGCAGGCTGCCTGGTTGAACGACCGCATGCGGACGACCGCGAAACGGATCCTGATGTGCGAGGAAGTTCGCTTTGTCGTCGCCGAGCCAGCGCCGGCGGAAGCGGAGAGCCAGGCGTGATCCCGCGCCGTCCTATCGTGCGCTACGTCGGCGGGAAATTCCGTTTAGCTGATTGGCTCATCGGGCACTTCCCGCCGCACCGGATCTACGTTGAGCCTTACGCCGGCGGCGCTTCGGTGTTGTTGCGGAAGCCGAGATCCTGTTCTGAGGTCTATAACGACCTTCGGGGCGAGGTCGTCAACGTCTTCCGTGTCCTCAGGCAACCCGAGGATGCGATGGAGCTTGAGCGGCGTATCCGGTTGACGCCATTCGCACGTGATGAGTTTCGCCGATGCACAGAAGAGGCCTGGCTTGCCACTCAGGATCCCATTGAGCGCGCCCGCATGACGATCTTCCGGTCCTTCGCTGGCTTCAGCTCGGCCTCGATGGGCGCGGGCAACTCGACGGGGTTCAGGGCCAACAGCAGGCGCAGCGGAACAACGCCGGCGCATGATTGGGCGCATTATCCCGACGAAATCCCGGTCTTCGTCGAACGGCTCGCCGCGGTTGTGATCGAGAGTATGCCGGCAATCCATGTGATGCGGCAGCACGACTCGTTGGAGACGCTGCACTATGTGGATCCGCCCTATGTTCATTCCAGCCGACAGCCGAGCCGTTCCAGGAAGCCGCTCGAGTATGGTCAATTCGAGATGGACGACGGGGACCATCGAGAGCTTGCTGACTGTTTACATGATCTGCGGGGCATGGTCGTCTTGAGCGGTTATCGCTCCGATCTTTACGACGAGCTCTTCTCCGATTGGGAACGCCGAGAGCGGGGGCACTTCGCCGACGGCGCCCGCAAGCGTGTTGAGTGCATCTGGCTGAACGGGGACTTCGCGCCACAGAGGCGTCTGGATGAGGCGAGAAAGAGCGCATGAGTGTCCTAAAGCGCTGCGCGGTGTGCGGTGCAACCATGACAGTGCAGCCTTCCCTCGCCCGGCGTAAGCGATTCTGCTCGAAGGACTGCGCGCGGCAAGGCTGGAAGGGCCAGCATCGCAGCCGCCAGACCGAATTCAAGCCACGCAATCAGCCGCAGACCTGGGTGCCGGTTGGATCCGAGGCCGTGGGGAAGGGCAACCTCTGCTGGATCAAGGTCTGTGAGCCCAACGTCTGGCGAGCGCGGTCGCATCTCGTTTGGGAGAAGAGTCATCGACGGTCTGTGCCTCCGGGCTGGATCGTGCGCCATCGCAACGGTAACTCTCTGGACGACAGGGCCATCAATCTCGAGGCCATGACACGCTCGAGGAATCTAGCACGGACGCTGCAGCAGCCCGAGACCCGGGAACGCAGGGAGAAACGCGCTGGTGCAGCCAGTAGCGTTCGCTGGCGGGTGTATCGGGAATCCAAGTTCGACGGTTACTACTGGGATGACGCATGAAGCATTTTGTCGATACCTCGGGTGTGACCTGGATGGTGAACGAGCTTGCCGGCTATGTGCGCTTTCGCCGGCAGCGATGGGAACCCGAGAGGTTCCGGAGCATTTTGACGGTGCCGGATGGATTGCGCAGACGTTTCAGTCGGCGGATCTTCGGGAAGGCTCAGGATGCGGTGACTTATCGATCGAGGGTTCGAGAGCGGCTAGAGCGGATGAGGATCCGACAATGATCTGCATCTGTGGACACCATCGGCGTTGTCATTTTCAATCAGGCCGCTGCGAACATCGCACCTGCGGTTGCCTGATCTTCGAGCCGGATGCGGACGCGGAGACGATCGCTTTTGCGACTGAACCGCTCGCCGTGAGTCGTTCGGCTTCGGCCGCGCATGTGACGTCGGGCCCGGACGAGCCGCCGCATCCGGGCGAGCTCGAGATCAATCCTCGGGGCGAACGGGATCGCTGGCAGCGCCGGATGGATCTGGAGTAAGCGCGTGTGCAGTCATTCACACATCAAGGCAATCGTCACAGCAGTCACATCTGTGCTGGCAATCCAGGTCTCATTCACCGGAATGGAGTGCACAGATTGCGGACGGCGCTGGGACATGGGTGAGTTGATGGCATTGCTCTACAACAGCGATGGCCGGCTGGAAGCTAGACCGGTGTCCGTTGTTGTAGAGGATCTGGAGTGAAGCCATGAAGCATGCGGATGCACTCATGCTCGCCGAGCAGTTGGTCGAAGCACTCGCGCCTGCCTGTGCTCGAATAAGCATCGCCGGCAGCGTGCGCCGAGGCAAAGAGGAATGCAAGGATCTGGAAGTTGTGGCTATCGCCCGATACGAGCGGCAGCAGACGATGGATCTCTTCGGAGAACTGGGCGAAAGCGCCACGGTCAACGTGCTTGATCAACGGCTGCCGAGTCTGTACGAGCTCGGCGAGTGGGGCCTTGATCCTGTGTTGCGGAGGAATGGCCCACGCTACAAGCGTCTGGTGCACTATGCGACCGGGATGTGCTGCGATCTGTTCATCGTGACCCGGGCGGGCTGGGGCGGAGCGATGGTCATTCGCACAGGGCCCGCAGAGTTCAGCCGAGCGGTCGTGACGTTGGCGCTGCGTCTAGGAAGGCATGTGGCGGACGGCTACTTGCTGCATGGCCATCGCAAGATGAAGGACGCATGCCCGAGGGGCGCGGACTGTCCGCTGATCATCCCGACACTGGAGGAGAGCGCGTTCCTGGCCGCGCTCGGGCTGCCGTGGCTGGAGCCTGGGCACAGGACTGCGCAGGATACCAGGGAGGCCCGATGAGCACGGAGAGACCAGGCATGGAAAAGCCAGATTCCGTCGTAAACCCAGGCGCCTTGAAGGCGTTGGCGAATCTCATACTCCGAGGTGTCCAGTTTCAGGAGATTGCCATCGCCGAGAGCTTGCGCTTGTGTGCGGCTGCTTGGGAGCAAGAGCGTTCCGAGGCTGCGGCATTGCGGGAGCGCATCCGACTGCTGGAGCAGTGGGCCAAGCGCGCGGAGGAAACACTTGTCTATGCGGCCATAATCCTGGGGCCATTTGCCGATAAGGAAGACGGGCCAGCAAAGATAGCGATGGACGAATGTGATAGTCGGTTCGTCGAGTACGCGGCGTTGCCCGGTAGCCCTGCGGCGGCGAGCGGTTCGGCAGAGGACATTCGGTAGCGGGAGAAGCCATGACTGACAAGGGCATCCGGGTGACAGTCGAGGATCTCGAAACTGGTGAAAGCGAAAGCCGAGAGGTCCTCAACGACTACATCATCATCTGTCAGGGCACATGCTATGTCAGCGCCGAACAGATGTGGGCGAGTGGCACGCACCAACTGACGGTCAAGGGCCGAAAGCCAAGTCCGATTATGCTCGCCATGCCCGACGACAACCAGGGGAGCAAGCCCGGATGAAGTCCCGGAGGTTATGAAGGGAGGCCCGATGAGCACGGAAAGAGATGAGGAACGCGGCTTATACCGCAAGTACGAGGTACGGAGGCTGAACGATATTGCGGGAAAGCACCGGGATTGCATTTTCTTTGTGTTAGACCTTGACCATGATGCCAGCGCTATTCCGGCAATCAGGGCCTACGCGGATGCCTGTGAGGCGGAATTCCCAAAACTCGCAGAGGACCTACGCGCCCTAGCCAGGGGCCGTGCGCCCGAGAGCCCTGCGGCGGCGAGCGAGGAGGAGGGGCAATGAGCTCGGAAGCGCAAGCGAAACTTGACGAGTCGCAATCGGCGACGTAAGCGGACAGGAGGCGGATGAACTATGGCCGAACCATACAGCATCGGAAGACTTGAGAACCCAGCGCCAGATGACGGACAGTTCCCGGACTTCGAGGACGCCGAGACTACGGCCATCGAAGCCAGCATCGACGATGGTGTGTGGGCTGTCTGGGACAACGCGAGCGGCGAAGTGCTCTCTGTTGTCTACGGAAGCATAGCGTACAGGCCCTAGCCATGACCCCTGCGCGCTCGCAGATCGCTGGTCAATCGCTCGAGGACCTGCTGGACTTCGCGCACTCGCTCTATTGGAACCGAGAGCGTGTCTGGGTGCGGCACAACGAGATCCGGGGCCGGTTTCGATCGAGAGGCGGTGGCCAAGCCGAGTTCACGCCATCCCCGGCGAAGGGTGCGCCTGACTACTACGGTTGCATCGATGGGCGGATGATCGCGTTCGATGCCAAGTCGACCGGCAATAAGAAGACCTGGATGCTCGACGGGCGGCGAGTGCACCAGTATCTCGATCTGTGCGAGATCGCCGTGGCGGGCGGTGTCTGTTGGTTTGCGGTTGAGTACCGGCTGTCACAGACCCTCTATCTGCTGCGCGTGAACCTGCCGTTCGCTGACACCGCATTCGGGGCCATCGTGCCTAAGCTGGACTTCTCCAGAGATGTCCAGCCATCGAACGTGATCACTGTCGCCTATCAGGAAGGCTACTATGACTGGCTCTCGGTCGTCAGGGCTAATTGGTTCACTAGGGTCTCGATGTCCCTGTGGACTGAATAGCCAGTTGGAGACCCTCAACGATGCCCAGGCGCCCGCCTGAGAGATTCTGTGCAAGTTGCGGCGTGACGCTGGACCCGGAGCGTGGGCGCTTCTGCTATGAGTGTGCAGCTCTACATGCTAGGCTGCGCAAGCGAAGAACGACGGGGTATATCTGTATCGATGCCCCGGACAGAGTCTGGATCAATGGCTGGTTCAGCGCGGAGGACATGCGACAGACTTTGAAGGCTGGGACTTGGCCCGCGGGGATGGTCTTCGAACACCGTGGCCGAAACGGGGACGATCGATGTGCCCGAAAACTTACGCCCGTTACGTCCCAGCGGATCCATCTTGTGGGCAGTGGACCTCCGCCGGAGTATCCGCCGCAATGGCTAGTTGAGGTGGGCGAGGAGGCGCAAGTGGCCGATGAGTGAATTGAGGGTGATCTACGCTACTGGCTTAGAGGGATCCAAGGCAAGCCCCGCTCTTCTTGGGCAGGCGATGGCTGCGTTGTCCTGCCTGTCCTGCGGCTTGGCGCTGGCCCCAGTGTATGAGTACAAGGGCCGGACGGCGCTTCGGTTCGATCATGCCTTTGTGTGGCGGGCGGAACTCGTCTGTCCCCGATGCAGCGCAGAACGCAGGTTTGTGTCCGATCCGATGTCGGCTGTAAGACTCGGCATCAGCTCGCTTGCGGATGGGGGTGATTTGGGATAGACTGTCGGCAACAAATTAGCGGCGGTGAACGGGCATCCGGCCCGGGCTATCGCACAGTCGGCTTGCGCCCGGCATCAACTCTCTCAGGGAGTCGGTGCCGGGCCTTTCG